CCGTTTTCGATGTATTTAATGGAATAATACGGTTTTCCCTTATATTCCTTATATGTGCACAATTCTGGGTCTGGATATTCCACAACCAAATCGACAAATGTTCTTGTTGATTCTGGCTGTGCGTCAGCTGCTTCAATCGCCGACTGCCTGCTGATTAAATCATTCATCGGTTCTCCTTTCCGCCCATGCACAAAAATCAAGTTCGCCAATCGGACTATGACCAAACTGCATACAAATCCTACTGTCGCCGCTTGCAAACTTACAATTCCGGCACCGTATGATTTCGGGCTGTGCGGTCGGCACAGTCTCTATTGCAAGCCTGTCTATGTCGTACTGATTTCGTTCGCCAAGTGTGTAATCGTCATTATCTGACCAGACTACCGGGCGTTCACCAAGCGCATCCAACGCCGCCGCCCTTGAAATGGTATCATCCTTCATGCTGTTCACCGTCTTTCCAAAAGATTTCCTCAACGATCCGCAATGCCCTTTGCAATCCTTCTGCTATCATGATTGCATTGGTTTGTACTTCATGTGAGTGTTTATCACTGTTCTCTCGCAGTTCCGCAATCTCCGCATTGATTGCCGTACGGATGCGGTTCAATGTTTCGTCAGTCATGCGCTTCACCGTCCTTCCGTTCTCCGCTTGCACAGTAATAGTCGCCATCCATGTACTCCGCTTCGTCTGGAAACCAAATGTCACAGTATTTGCACTCCCCTTTAACGGTCATAAGTGCGTATTTGCAGTCACGGCATCTAACCACTTCCACAGCGTCCACGGTCGGCTGACTTACTACGATAGGAGTGACAACATCAGCCATGACCGCCCGGATAAGGTCTTCTTTCTTCTTGTCCGCAATGCTCCACCGCTTTACTAAGTCGTTGCAGAGCCTGTCTATGTCAATCAGTCTTCCCATAGTCACCGTCCTTCCGTTCTACCGCTCCGCAGAAGAACAAATCACCCGCCTGTGCATGGTATTGGATTTCACAAGCACGATTATGTAAGCAGTCTTTGCATCTTACCACTACTTCAACATCTCTCAACGGCGCAATCAGTTCTTGATACTGCTCCCTTGTAATGTCACCTACTTCCAAACGCCAATTTGCATCTCTAATAATTTTAACTGCATCCATCGTTACCCTCCTTTTGCCTCAACCATTCAATTCTTGCCAATCTTGAATCACTATATCCCTTTCCATACTCCATCATAAGCCAGTATAGTATATCATACTGCTCTTCTGGAGTTTTCCCAGAAAGCACTTTTTCAATTTTAGACTTATCCATTTTTTAAAAGAGATTCCCCTGACTATCTACCATTCCAACAAAACCGCACCATTTGCATCTGTATTGATTTGCAATTCCATGTATGCCGTCATCCTCTACCAAATCATATCCAACTGGAAAAGAATGCCATCCTATTTTACAAAATATCCGCTTAATAATTTTCATCATTCTCCCTCATGTCTGCACCACAGTTAGGGCAAAACGGCATATTATATCCGTACTCATATGCTTCCCCACAAGCAGTACATCGTGTCATCAAATATTCGCCATCATCCATTATCATTCCATCAGTCTCCCAATGCCCATGCCGCACCGGAACAGCATCTATAGGACGAAGCATATTAATTCTTATCTTTAGACAAGTTTTTTCTATATACTTCGCGCCATTCGCATCAATCATAGTCGGCATTTGGTCTATTTCATCCAGAACTACTTGTTTACTAATTAAACCATCAGTATTAATTATTTTATTCATTTTCTTTTATACGATATAAGTATCTTCTAATTTATTTTTTCCAATAGCATAATTCATTGTATAATATGTGCCGCCTCCGGTCTTGTTATCCCATACAGCCAGCACTTTATCTGCTCTATCAACCATATATCTATCTCTTATAACATAACAACCCTGGAAATATTTTTCTGCTAAATAAACAACTCCTGCCGCAGTATTAATTAATTCTTGTTCTTCAATTAAAAAACTTTTTCTTTTATAAGGATATACACATAAATAAGGAATATTTAAATCTTTTGCAGCCTGTGCGGCAATAAGATCTACACCTTTTGCCATTCCTGTAATTACTTCTGTTGGATGAAGTTCTATAAATTTTTTACAAAGCCAATTATATACTTCTTTTTCTTTTCCATTTAATCTTCCAGGTCTATGTCCAGTAATTGCAATTTTCATTTTTTATCAATCCTTCTTTCTATTCTTATAAATATAATAACAAAAAATTTTTAAAAAATCAATAAAAATTTTACAAGGTCGTGAAAAAATGATACATAATATTTGAACTAATAATAAAGGAGGACAATAGATGAAATTAGATTACACTATTGAATCTCCAGAAGAAAGAAATGAGCTGGTGAAAAAAATTTTAGAAGAAGACCCAAATCCTACACCAGCTTATTTAGAAATATTAGCAAATTATCTTGTTTATTGTATGGAAAAACAAGAAAAACAACAAAAGAAGATTTTAACAGATAATCGTATGCAAACTGTTAATAAAAGAGAAACTTCTTTTGAAGGTCTTGTTTCTCAATTAGAAAATGGCGAAGATGGTATTTATGGATTAGTAAATGAAGATAAACAACAAATATTTAGACCAAAAGTTTCAATTACAAAAAAAGATTTAGAAGATATTCCAGAATTAATATAGTTGCGCGAGGCCATTCAAATTTGGGAGAAAAAATCCAAAACTGCTACTGGAAAAGATGCATATATTATTAAAAAAGCTATTATCGAATTGCGTAAAGATTAGTATCTTATTAAAGAATCTTATCGCTAGCCAATTAGATTAACTAAATTAGCTCGTGTAAATTTTCCAACTCGTTTAGATGATTCTTTTACTTTAAATGAAGAGAATTTTGTTGTCCCTTCTGGAGTTTCTTTATGTGACCCAAAAGTATGTTCATATTTACTTTGTAATTATTCTCGTTTAAAAGAAGAAGGTTGGGGACATTTTGATGGAGATTTATATTATTTAATGGAAGCATTTGATGATTGCGCAGATCGAGCTTTAAAAAATTTTCCATTATATGAAGAAATTGTTATTTGTAAAATAGATGGCTTACAAAATTTAGAAATATAGAAAATTCTTTAGCAAAAATTTAATATAAAGCATAGCTTAGAATATATTTCTAGTCTTTGGCGAAAAAAAATTCCTGGACTTATTGCAAGCGTTGCAGAAGATGATATTTTAGATTGTTATTTTATGAATGTCAAAAAAGGGAATTATAAAAAATGCAGTAGATGCGGTCAGATAAAATTAGCTCATAATAAATACTTTAGTAAAAATAAAACAAGTAAAGATGGTTTTTATTCTATTTGTAAAGCTTGCCGAAACGCAAAAACAAAAGAAAGAAAAATGGTCAAAAAAAGTTAGAGTATTTAATTAAAAAATTTTATATAAATATAAAGGAGGGCTAAGTGTGGCTGTAGATGCTAAAAAATATTGTGAAAAATGTCATCGAACCATGTCTATTAAAGAATTTTATCGTTCTAATAATTTAGAAAAATATCCCGACGGCTATTTAAATCAATGTAAAAAATGTATGACTATGTTTGTGGACAATTGGAATCCGCAAACATTTTTATGGATTTTACAAGAGGCAGATGTGCCTTATATTCCAGAAGAATGGGATAAATTACTTGCATCTTATGGTAGAGATAAAACTAAAGTCACTGGCATGACTATTATTGGACGTTATTTCTCTAAAATGAGATTGGTTTAGTTTAAAGATTTTAGATGGAACGACACTGAAGCTTTACAAGAACTTGCGGATAAAAAAACTGAAGAAGCTATGAAACGTCAAGGTTATGGTGCTGTAGATATAGCTACTGTAATAAATGATAGAAAAATTATTATTCCAGAAGGTGGATTTAAAGAGCCTGCGGAACCCGAGCCTACGAGGTTTTTAGCTGATACAACTTATTTCGACGAGCGAGATGATTCACAAGATGAAGACCTAGATTTAACTGCGGAAGACCGCACTTTTTTAAAACTTAAATGGGGTAAATCATATAAACCTGAAGAATGGGTGCGTTTAGAATAGTTATATTAGGAAATGTGTGAATCATATGATATTCAAGGTGCCGGGCATGAAGATACTTTAAAATTAGTTTGTAAAACATCATTAAAAGCAAATTAGTTATTAGATATGGGTGACGTTGATGGCGCTCAGAAGATGATTAAAATGTATGATGGTTTAATGAAAAGTGGAAAGTTCAATTTGGACTATGAAAAACTTTACCAGTTATCGCTGGGGTTTATACTTATTAGTATAAGCTAACGGGGAAACCTAAGTCTTAAAGATAAGATATGGTAATCCCGTGGGAAACTATTTAAATATATAAAAAGGAGATTGTGTAGTATGAAGTATTATTACGTTTATTTAACTACTAATCTAATAAATGGCAAAAAATATATAGGATAGCATTATGGAGAGTTAGATGATTATTATCTAGGGAGTGGTTCTATATTAAAAAAGGCAATTTTAAAATATGGAAGAAAAAATTTTAAAAAAGAAATAATAGAAATTTGTAAAGATTATAATGAGTTAAATATAGCAGAAAGAAAATGGATTACGGAATATAATGCTGTATATAATGATAATTTTTATAATATAGCAGAGGGTGGTTTTAATAGTAATCCTTGTGCAGGTTTAACAGAAGACTAGAAAGAAAATAGACGAAAAAAATTATCAGAAGCAAGTAAAGGATCAAAGAATTATTTTTATAGGAAGCATATCAAAGGAAAAGATCATCCTCGATATGGAACTCATTTTTCAGAAGAAACAAAAGAAAAAATGAGACAAAAGAAAATAGGTGATTTATCTCCAACCGCTAAAAAGATTGCTATTTATGATGAAAATAATGTATTTATTAGGACTTTTGATACATAGAAGGAGTTTAAAATCTTTTTAGGATTAAGTCCAAATGGAAGTACAGATACCTTAAAAAAATATATTAGAGAAAATAAACTATATCATGGGTATTATGTAAAATATATTTAAATAGAACCTGTATCGACTATCTCCTTTGCCTTTTGGGCGGGAGAGTAGGGCTACTATTGATACGTAGTTCGAAATGGTTTCCTTAACTTTTTATAGTTAAGTAAAAGATAGTCAGTACTTATAGAAATATAAGAGTAATATGCACTGCGGCTCAAAATAAAGCTAATGAAGATGGATATTTAAATTCAATTTCTGAATTAGTTTTAATGTGTGAAAAAGAAGGATTTATTGAACGCTATTATACAGATGGTCCAAAAGATAGGGTTGATGAAACAATTAGAGATATGAAAGATTATACTCGTTCTCTTGTTGTTGAAGAAATGAATCTTGGTAATCTTATTGAAAATGCGGTTAAAGAAATGGCTGCGCAAGAAGCTAAAGAAGAAGATGAAGATATTGAAGAAGATCTTAGCTTAGAAGAAATTGAAGCTCTTCGAGATTAGGATTATCTTGAATTTAGTGATTTTATAGATGCTGAGCATGAAGATGATTTAAATTTTGCAGAGGATGGTGATTTATAATGGCTCTACAAGATTTATTAGATTTATCGACTTAGCGTAAAAAAATTGGTATATCTGAAGATCGCATTCAGTCAGTTATTCCAGAAGCAAGAAAGTATATTGCCTTTTGGAGAGAATATCCAGATCTTTTTGTTGATTTCTTATTAAAAATGGGAAATCCGCAAGATTTTAAATTTTATTTTTATCAAAGAGTTTTCTTGCGGGTTGCGATGCGACACCAATATGTATATGCGGTATTTCCACGTGCTTATTCTAAATCATTTCTTTCAATTATGATTCTTATGATTCGATGTATTCTTTATCCTCGTTGTAAATTATTCGTTACTTCTGGAGGAAAAGAACAGGCTGCAGGAATTATGAAAGAAAAAGTTTAGGAAATATGTAATTTAATTCCTGCATTTGAAAAAGAAATTAACTGGAATAGAGGAATGACTCTTGAAGGTAAAGATTATGCAAAATATGTTTTTAAAAATGGTTCATATTTTGATAATATTGCGGCAAGAGAGAGCTCTCGTGGTAAACGTCGACATGCCGGCGTAATTGAGGAGTGTGTTGGTGTTGATGGGTAGATTTTAAATGAAGTTATAGTTCCTACCATGAATATTTCTCGTATGTGTATGGATGGAACATCTCATCCAGAAGAATAGTTAAATAAATCTCAATTATATATTACCACTGCTGGTTATAAAAATACCTATGCTTACGATAAGCTTATATAGTTTTTAGTTTGGTAGATTGTAAAACCAGAAAAAGCAATGATTATGGGTGGTACTTATAAAGTTCCTGTATTGGTTAAATTACTTGATAAAAATTTTGTACAAGATTTAAAAATGGATGGTACTTTTAATGAATCATCATTTCAGCGTGAATATGAATCTAAATGGTCTGGTACTGTTGAAGATGCTTTCTTTAATTCCGAATCTTTTGATAGAAATAGAATTTTAAAATAGCCTGAATATGAAGCATCTGGTAGAATTGGAAAAACTAGTTTTTATGTTCTGTCAATGGATGTTGGTAGAAAAGGTTGCGATTCTGTAGTGTGCGTTTTTAAGGTAACCCCACAAGCACAAGGCGTTTCATTAAAATAGTTGGTCAATATTTATACATTTAGTGATGATCATTTTGAAGATTAGTGTATTAAAGTCAAAAGACTTTTTTATAAATATAAAGCAAGACGATTAGTAGTAGATGCTAATGGTCTTGGTATTGGTTTTTTAGATTATTTAGTAAAATCTCAAATTGATCCAGATACCAATGATGCTTTACCAGATTTTGGTGTTTATAATGATGAAGATAATTATTATAAGAAGTATTAGACTGAAGCTTGTGAACAAGATGCAATTTATTAGATTAAGGCTAATGCTCCAATTAATAATGAAGCTCATGCAAATGCATAGACACAACTTTCTTCTGGTAAAGTTAAATTTTTGCAAGATGAAAGAATAGCTAAAACTAAATTATTAGGAACAGTAAAAGGTAGTAATATGAGTCCTGAAGAAAGGGCAGATTATTTAAAACCATTTACATTGACTTCTATATTAAAAGAAGAGATGATGAATCTTCGTGAAGAAAATGAAGGTCTTAATATTATTTTAAAATAGGCTAATAAAGGTATTAGAAAAGATAAATTTTCTGCTTTTGAATATGGTTTATATTATATAAAGCAAGAAGAAGATAATAAGAAAAAGAAGAAAAAATTTAAAGCTAGTGATTGGAAATTTTTTAGTAGAATTTAAATGCGGAAAGGAGGTTTACAATATATGGATGCAAGTCGTGGAGAAATGAAAATACATGAAATTCTTGAACGGTCTGGATTAAAATACAAAATGGAATATATCGTTGAAGGACTTAATAGTTCTAATGGTAAACCTCTCAGATTTGATTTTGCAGTATTTGATGATGATGATAATTTGGATTTTTTAATTGAGTATCAAGGAAAGCAACATTATGAACCAAGTGCTAAGTTTGGTGGAAAAAAAGGATTTTATTAGTAGCAATTTAATGATAATAAAAAACGTCGTTTTTGTGCTTTACATGATATTAAATTAATAGAAATTCCTTATACAGAAGAAAATCTTATTTCTTATGATTATCTTCTTCATAAAGCAGGATATTAACTAAGGAGGCAGAATGGTTAGAGATAGACAAGAAGAAATTCGCTCCAAGGGTTTTAATATCGTCGATACTAGATATAGATCAGGTTATGAAGGACCTTTAGATTACAATTCCATAAAAATTGGAATGAAGACTTTAGAAGATGCTGTTCTAAATTTAGGGTCTTTAAAAAAGGTTTGTAATAGAGGCTATGGAGATAAACATGTCGTTTTAAGAGCAATTCATGAACATAATTTACCCTTACTAAGAGATATATCTGAATTTTTTTATAATACCAGTGGTATTTATTCAAGAATTTGTGATTATGTTGCATTTTTATATAGATACGATTGGTATGTTGTACCAGAAATTTTTGATAAAGAAAGCAAGAATGATAAAATTTTAAAAGAATTTTATGAAATTCTTACTTATCTTGATAATTCTCATGTTAAAAAATTATGTGGTGATATTGCTTTAGATGTTGTAAAATATGGCGCATATTATGGTTATATTGTTCCATCAGCTTCGGGATTAGTTTTGCAATAGTTGCCTATTAATTATTGCA